TTGACAAGTTTACGGCTCAGTCAATTGCCGACAAATTAAGCAATGCAGGTTGCGTGGTGCAAGACATTTCAGGAGCGGCGTTTTATCAGGCATGCGGGGATCTCAATGACAGCCTGAATTCGCATCGTCTTGTTCACGCAGGACAGGAGAACTGGATTCAGCAGATGAATAACTGCGCAGCTAAAGTCAATGACTCAGCTTGGCGCATTGTTAAACGCAAAAGCGCGGGCGATGTCTCTGGGGCGATTGCAACTGCCATGGTTGTTCACATGCTTTACAAACCACAACAGGTAGCGGCTATCTACACCGAATAATCTATATGTAGTGTATAATTGCACCCTATGGGTCTCTTTTCGCGTAAGCCACAAATTGTTGAAGCGCAATACGCGCCACAGGTAATGTCTGACTCTTACCTGACTTTAGGTAATTATTATCCAGCCTATGTCAATCGAACACAGGCTCTTCAAGTACCCGCCATCAAAAGATGCAGAGACCTCATTGCGGGCACGATTGCCTCAATTCCTCTGGAGTATTACAAAAAATCAACTGGCGAACATATAGCAGCGCCTCGATGGGTAGAACAACCATCTAAGTCACAACCACGTTTTGAAACAATGTATTACACATTGGACAGCCTTCTCATGTTCGGGACTGCATACTGGCAAATTGACGAGACCTATCTTGAAGACCAGAGAATGGCAAGTGCGCATTGGGTAGCCAATAGCCGCGTTACATTCAATACAGATTCAACGACAAGCTACGTTACAGAATATTTCCTCGATGGCAAGCCTCTGCCAATGTCGGGCGTTGGATCACTCATTACTTTTCAAAAAGATGAAGGCATTTTGGCTATTGGTGGTTCGACAATTAGAGCCGCACTCGATGCGCAGCATTCAGCCAATGTCGCTCTTCAAACTCCTTCAGCTGTCGGATTCCTAAAAAACACAGGTGCAGATTTGCCGCCTAATGAAGTTTCAGGATTATTGGCAGCTTGGAAAAAAGCGCGCAATAATAATGGAGTCGCATATTTAACGAGCACTATCGATTATCAAACAATCGGTTTTTCTCCTAAAGATATGGGCTATAACGATGCAATACAAAACCTTGCAACGGAATGCGCCCGTCTTTGTTCTGTTGATCCTTATTATGTCAGCGCATCACAGAACACCACAATGACTTATGCAAACGTACAAGATGAAAGAAAGCAGATGGTTGCTTTTACTCTACAGCCATACGTTTCAGCTATTGAGAGCAGGCTCTCCATGGACGACGTCTCAACAGCAGGGCATTATGTAAAATTTGCATTAGACGACTCATTCTTGCGCACAGAACCAATGGAGCGCCTTCTCGTACTTGAGAAGATGCTTGCGCTTGGTTTGATTACAACTGAACAGGCAATGGAAATGGAAGATTTATCTCCCAACGGAAATGAGAACTAATGGAAACTCTATACATCGAAGCATCGTCTATTGAATGCTCTGAAGAACGTCGCGAAATCTCAGGCAAAATTGTGCCAATGGGAACAGGCGAAATCGGACATACAAACCTAGGCGATTACACCTTTGCAGCTAACTCAATTCAAATTGCTGATCCTTCAAAGATTCGCCTTTTGTCACAACATAATTTGCAGAAGCCAATCGGAAAAATGATTTCTGCCGAAACTCGCGCAGATGGAGTTTATGCTGTATTTCGTTTAAGCCGTAGCAGCGCTGGTTCTGATGCCCTAATCATGGCTCAAGAAGGCTTGGTTACAGGATTAAGCATTGGCGCTGAAATTCTTGCATCAAAGCCATCAAAAGATGGATACACAGTTGTATCCCAAGCTAGGCTCAAAGAAGTTTCTTTAGTAACTGTCCCCGCATTCGCGTCGGCAGAAATACTAGAGATCGCAGCAGAGGAAGTTCTCCCTGCTGAAGAAAACCCACAAACAGAAAGCGAGACAGTCGTGGAAGACACAACAGTCGAAGCAACACCAGTAGAAGCCGCGGCTGTGGAAGCTGCTCGCCCTACAGTAACAGCCATGGCGTACACAACACCACGCCTTAATCTAGACATCACAGCTGGTCAGTATGTCAAGGCACAACTTCACGCATCACGCGGCGACGCAGATGCACGCGAACTTATGGCAGCTCTTTCAGTTGCAACAGTCGCAGAAAACACAGGTATGGTTCCTCCAACATACCTTCGCGATGTAATCGGTATCATCGACGCATCACGTCCGTTCATTGATTCTATCGAGCGTGCACAGCTTCCTGCTTCTGGCATGAAGGTGTTCACTCCGAAGCTCGGCGCACAGGCAATCGTAGGATTGACAGCAGAAGGCGCAGAATTCGCATCACAGGACACAGCAGTCACTTTTCAGGAAGATGATGTTGTCAAGTTCGCTGGCGCTGGAATTCTCGATGTAGAGCTCGTTGATCGCAGCGACCCTTCCTTCCTAGACCTTTATATTCGCGAACTTTCTGCGTCATACGCACAGAAGACAGACGCATACGCAGCAAAGATTGCAGTTAATAACTGTGGTTCAACTTCAGGATCAACAATTTACAAGGCTATTGCTCAGGGTATTGCAGACTCTTACGGAGTTACACGCTCTACACCTTCAAAGCTCATGGTTTCTCCATCAGGTGGAAACGATAACGTTGATTTTGCTAACCTTCTTGGCGCAGTAGATGGTTCAAACCGTCCACTATTCGCTGCTGCTGTTTCTCAGAACGCTGCTGGTCTCATTACACAGGGATCAACAAACGGTTCAGTTGCAGGTCTTGACCTCGTAGTTGATGCTAACTACACAGGCGATAACTCAAACGTCAAGTACGCTTTGGTATATCCATCAAACGCAATGCGATTCCACGAAAGCGCACAAATTCAGTTGCGTTCAAATGTCGTATCAAATGGTCAGCTAGAGATTGGTCTCTACGGATACGTTGCAGTAGTTAATCGCTACCCAACAGCATTCCGCGGTCTTTCAGTAGCTTAATAAGTAACACCCTAAGTCGCTTGAGGGGGCTGCCAGAGCCCTTGCAGTCCCCTCAAGTCTTTAGAAAGGATAAGCATGTCTCTCACAACGGTTGCAGAACTTCGCACAGCGCTAGGCGTAGGCACTCTTTATGCTGACGCTACCTTGCAAGAAGTATGCGACGCAGCAGACAATGTTCTTCTTCCTTTTATTTGGGCTAACACAACTCCCCTAATTGGGCATAGCAATACAGCCACAACTGGCACAACTTATTTTGAAACACCCGTTACCGATGTATTTTATGTTGGACAGGTAGTTAATATTTCTGGGTCAGGTTCCAAGCATAATGGAAATAAGACTATTACCGTAATTGGTAACTATTCAATAACTTATGCCATTACTGGCAACAACAACACACCAACTGTTTATCACCCAGTTAATCCATTTGGAACAGTTACAGCTGAAACATATCTTGATCCTTCAACAGTTCCTTCTATTCAAGAAGCAAGCCTTATGATTGCTATTGATATCTGGCAGTCACGCCAAGCCCCTTCATCTGGCGGCGTATCTATCGACGGCTATACTCCATCGCCTTATCGCATGGGTAACACACTTTTGGCAAGAATCAGAGCTTTGATAGCCCCATATCTTGACCCACGTTCTATGGTGGGCTAAATGACAGCCATCACGACACTTCGCACAACTATTGCAACCGCTCTTACTGACAACACAAAGTATTCAGTATTTGCTTTTCCTCCAGCAACACCGATTGCTAATAGCGTTGTTGTCGCGCCTTCTTCTGGAGATTACTTAGTCCCTAGCAATAACCAATGGGCAACCGTTGGTCCAATGGCTAACCTAGAGCTTCGCTTATATGTGCCACTCTTGGACAACCAAGGCAATCTTTCGGGCATCGAAGACATCATGGTTGCAGTCTTTAATAAGCTAGCAAGCTCATCACTTAGTTTTAATGTTGGTTCAGTCACCAATGTCGGCTCACTTGAGACCGCTGCTGGCGACTTCCTTACAGCCACCATTAATGTATCAATACTTACGGAATGGACATAACATGACCGATCTCGCACAATGGGAAAAAGAAAACGCTGACTTCCTGACTAAAATCGGTCAGGTTGCTTCAGTTCGAGTAGCACTAAAACCAACAACAAAGAAAGATGAGGAATAACCAATGGCAATTTTCTTAAACAACAAGGTAGGATTTAAGATTGCTACAGTCAATCTTTCTGATCACGTTACAAATTTTCAGCTTAACCGTCAGGTTGATAGTTTGGAAGTTACAGCAATGGGTGACACAGCTCACAAGTTCGTTGCTGGACTCTCAGCTGATACGATCACAGTAACCTTCCTAAACGACACAGCAGACGGCAGCGTACTTGATACACTTCAGACCAACTTTGGAACAACAGTAGCATGGCAAGCAATTCAGAAGTCAGATGTTGCAGTTGGAGCAGAAAACTTGCTTTATTCAGGTACACTTTTTATTGACAACCTAACCGACATCAACGGTGCAGTTGGAGATGAAGCCACAATCGACATTACCTTTACATGCAATAGTAAGACTGCTACAGCATCAACAGGTACTTGGTCATAAACTAATAAAACAAAGGGGCTAAAATGGCAAAGCTAAAAGTAACAAAAGTAGATGGTTCAATTACTGAATACGAGATCACTCCATTGCTGGAGTACAGTTTCGAGCAGTATGCGAAAAAGGGTTTTCACAAAGCCCTCATTGAGGATCAGAAGCAGTCAGACATCTACTGGCTAGTTTTTGAGGCTTGCCGTCGTGCAGGTGAGATGCCAAAACCTTTCGGAGATGGATTCCTTGAGACACTCAAGTCAGTTGAGGTCTTAGAGTCAGACCCTTTGGAAGGATAGAGCGGAACTCTCTCACCTATCTCGCGACTCGATTGAGTTACGAGTATGGAGTTCCGTTTCAATCCATTGTTGAACTTTCACCAATGGCGTTCAAGGCACACATTCAAGTCTTAAAAGACATAGCGAAGGAGGCAAGCGATGCCAGTAAAGCTGCAAGGCGCGGTCGCCCTTCGTAAAGCGTTAAATAAGTTCGAGCCAGACTTGGCAAAAGAGACAACCAAAGAAATTGCTTCTTTTGTCAAGCCTATCGCTCGCAATGCTAGAGGCTTTGTCCCCTCAAACGCTGACATGCCTTCGGGCTGGTTAAAACAACCCAATGCTAAAGGCAGATGGGCTTCCCGATACTTTGATTCAAGCGAAGTGCAAAGAGGTATTTCTGCTAAGTCCACTCCTAGCAAGACAAACAACAAAGGCTTCAGAGCCTTGGCTTCTGTATTAAACAAGTCTAAAGGTGGTTACATCTACGAGCTTGCAGGACGTACTGCTGGTATTACTGGCAACTTCAGCCCTCGACTCGGTGGAGAAATCAAAGGCAATTCTCCTCGTCTTCGCGGTCGCCTTATCTTTCGTTCTTTTGAACAAGATCGCGGTAAAGCTACAGCAGGTGTTCTCAATGCAATTCAGAAGAGTGCAGCTAAATTTAACGCTAGGAGCGCCGTCTGATGGCAGATTTAAGAGTTGATATAGCCGCCGAGTTCACAGGCAAGAAAGCCTTTGATAAAGCTGGCAAAGCTACTAATTCATTAAATAAGACAGTCCTTAACCTTGCTCGTACTTTTGGTCCAGCAGTATTAGGCGCTGCCATTATTAAGTTCGGCAAAGATGCTGCTCAGGCTTTCATTGAGGATCAAAAGCAAGCAACTCGTTTGGCTAACGTAGTTAAGAATTTAGGCTTGGAATTATCCAGCCCAGCGATTGAAAGCTATATCAGCAAACTCACTATTGCTTCTGGAGTAGCAGATACTCAGCTTCGTCCAGCATTACAGGCGCTTCTTACAACTACTGGAGATCTTGCAAAGAGCCAAGAACTTCTCAACCAAGCAATCGATATTTCGGCGGGTAGCGGTTACGATTTAACTCAGGTCGCTAAGGACCTTGCCGATGCGTATGTGGGTAAGACTAAAGGTTTATCAAAATACAATCTAGGTTTGACTCAAGCCCAACTCAAAACAATTAAGTTCACAGAACTCGTTAAACTTCTCAACAATCAATTCCAAGGCGCTAACGCTGCCTATCTTGAGACTTATGCTGGTCGCCTTCAAGCGATTACTAACGCAGCTGGAGAAGCTCAAGAAGCTATCGGCGGTGCATTAGTCGATGCTCTTATGACTTTGACAAGCTCTGACAACACAGCTGAACTCATCACTAACATTGAAAACGCTACTCAGAAGATTATTGACTTCATTGACTGGTTCACTCTTGGTATTGCACTTATCAAAGCTAATACACCTAAAAATCCTCTTGAGATTATCTTTCCTAACTTCAAGCGCAATGAGCAAGATACTGCGGCTGCATGGAAAGATTACAACGACAAGAGAATGCGCCGTTCCAATGCCAAGGCATGGGAAGGCATTACTACACCTGCTCAAGCAGCAGAGCAAAAGAAAGCAGCGGCTCTTGCTGCCAAGCGCGCTAAAGACATAGCGGCGGCTCAAGAGAAACAGACTAAAGAATTGAAGAAGGCTACTGCCCTCAAGAAGGCTGGAACTCTTTTTGACCTAGAGCAGATTCAAATTATTGCCGCACTCAAGGGCAAGATTAGCGATGAAGATCGCAAGCGCCTTGAGCTTCAGTTTGCACTCCTTACTGGCAACGAAGATGAAGCAAAGCGTCTTACCTACGAACTAGCCAAGGCTCAGGGCTTAGGTGAACACCTTGCTAACTACCTTGCAAGCCTTCCTGATGCGAAAAACCCTTTTGCTTCATGGGCTGCTTATTTAGACATGATTGAAGAGAAAGCTAAGAAGGCTGCATCGACAGTTGCTTCAGTAGCGGTTGCGCCTGTATCGGGCGCAGTTCTTAACTTCACTCCTCCTCCATCTGGAACATACGGAGCACCTACTGACACAGTTCAAGGTCCAACCATTCCATCGACCAACGTACCTGCTGGCATGGTAGTTCCAAACTTCATTCCTTCAACTGCATACGGAACACCTACAGGCGCGGTACAAGGACCTCAGGTTCTTGAATTGAAGATTGTTGGTACAGATGATTTCACCAATACAATCGCTAAGAATCTTATGCAGCAAAGTCTTTCTACAGGCAACGTGACTTACATCAACCGCCGAACAGGTGGCTTTGAGTGAGCCTTCCAGCACAGATAGCGGTCAGCTTTGACTTCTCCTCTGGCGCAACATTCGGGGCTGGATTCATTATTGGTTCTCAGGATAACGGTGTTATTGGAGTCAATCGTTTTGGCTCTTCTGACGTAGTTATCCCTACAGTTGATCTGACTCCTGACGTATATTCTATTTCAATTCGTCGTGGTCGTAATATCATGAAAGACCAATACGAGGCTGGTACGGCTACTGTAAGAGTGCTAGACCCGCAGGGGTACTTCAACCCTCAGAACCCTTCATCGCCTTATTACGGCTATCTTGTGCCACTTCGCAAGGTGCGCATTTCCGCAACCACAGCGACAGCGGAACACTTCCTCTTCAGCGGCTATGTGAATGACTACAAGTATTACTTCCCCGTTGGGCAAGAAACAGCTTATGTGGACCTGCTTTGTACTGACGGTTTCAGATTGCTACAAATGGCTAACGTCGGCGTTGTAGCTGATACCCCAGCAGGTCAAACGACTGGCACACGCATAGGCAAGATTTTGGACGATGTACAGTTCCCGACATCTATGCGATCTATTTCGACGGGCGTGACAACCTGTATTGCCGATACTGGAGAAGTTCGCACAACCCTAGAAGCTATCAAGAACGCAGAATTCTCAGAAGGTCTGGGGGCTTTCTACATGAGCCCAGATGGTAATGCCGTGTTTAAGTCTCGCTCAGACGTAGCTTCAACCTTGGCTGCTACTCCTATCGAGTTCGACCAAACCACAGGCATCAATTATCGCTCAGTCAAATATGCCTTTGATGACAAGCTCATTATCAATGATGTCAAATTCAATCGTGCATCAGGCGGGGCAGTTCAAAACATCTATAGCCAAACTTCTATTGATAAATACTTCCCTCATGGCTTAACCCAACAGAATCTTATTTGTGAGACTGACACAATCGTTGCTGGTATTGCAGGCAACTATGTTAATACCCGCAAAGAAACCACTATCCGAATCGATGAGATGGTGGTTGATCTACTAGATCCTACAGTTCCAACCGACACAATGATTGCGTTGGACTATTTCGATAACCTAAAGATTACGAATGTGACTGCTGAAGGCAGCACAATCGTGAAAACCCTGCAAGCACAAGGCTTCTCATGGGACATCGGACCGAATAGGATGACGGTTGCCGTGACAACACTAGAGCCCATTCTAGATTGTTTCATCATTGGGAGCAGTACTTACGGTATAATCGGCACATCTACATTGAGTTACTAGGAGAAAAATAATGGCAGCAGGTCTAGGCTATATCGAGTTTGCGACAGGAGATGTCTTAACGGCTGCGTCCGCTAATGGCTACCTAGCCTCTCAGGTAGTAATGGTGTTTGCGAGCGCAACAGCTCGAACTTCTGCCATTGCAAGCCCACAAGAAGGCATGATTTCCTACCTCAAAGACACCAATTCAACCGAGTATTATTCAGGATCAGCGTGGGTTGCAATCGGTGGTGCAACAGGCGGCGGAATGACTTTACTTTCGACCACTACCCTTTCAGGAACAAATACAGACATTTCCGTAACTGCTGGATATGTATCCTTATACGCAGAGATTTTTGGAATCACAGCAAATACGACCGACGGATATTTACAGATTTACCCAAATGGCACAAGTGGCATTGCCAAGGGAATTGTAATGAAAAGCGTGAGCGGTTCTAACTCTTTTGATAATACAACTGCAATCGGAGTGCCTAATACAGTTACCCGCACAGATTCAGGTAACGCTTGGGTATTAACTATTGACAATCCCGATTCATCTACCGCGCATAAAGCGTTTCAATTATGGGGTGGCTATAACAATGGTGGAGTTGTAATGAATAACTCTGGAGCGATTACAACAAATACAGCAATTACATCATTACGTTTTACAAACGCAGGCGGCGGCACTTGGGCTGGCGGAACTGTCAAACTATACGGAGTCAAATAATGAGTGAATTTACAATTAGAATTAGCAACTCTGAAACTGGCGAAGTTGTTGATCGTCCAATGACAGAAAAAGAAATTGCAGAGCATGAACTTCTCACGGCGAAAGTTTTGGCTGAAGTAGAAGCGAAAGCTGCTGTGGAAGCCAAAAAGCAAGCAGTTATGGAAAAACTTGGTCTTTCAGCCGAAGAAGTAATTGCTCTATTGGCATGACCCCAAAGTTATGCAAAGCAGGGCAACAGTTAAGGCTTCAAGTAGATGATTCGTTTCCAAGTCGCTCTCGCTCCAGCGACGGCTGGGTCGCAGATGCTCGACACGTTGCAGCTGGTACATCAGATCATATACCAGACGCTAATAGCGGAATCGTTAGGGCAATCGACATTACAAGGAATCTATCTGGATCAGCAGAGCCCGACCTCATGCCTTATCTTGCAGACCAAATTCGTATCGCAGCAAGAAGCGATAAGCGAATTGCTTACGTTATCTTCAACGGCAAGATTGCCTCGTCTCGGCTGGGCTTTCGCTGGAGAAAATATAAAGGAAGCAATCCGCACAACCATCATTGCCACGTTTCTTTCAATAAGTCTGGCGATAACGACGGTTCGTTCTTTTCTAATATCCCGCTACTAGGAGGCGAATAATGAATATGAAAGACCCAGCAGTTCTCACAACAGGAGCATTCCTATCAGCTTGGGCTGCTTCTAATTTTTCACTTGATTACCGCGCAGTTCTTTGGGCTGTCCTTGCGGGCGTGTTCGGATATGCGACACCGAAGAAATGACACAGGAGAGCTTCTTCACTCTTTATTTCGCTAGCCTTGGCATTATCGGAGGCTTGGCAGGGTACGTCATTACTCACTTGCTCTCTGAAATTAAACGCCTCAATACGCGTGTCGATGAGATTTACAACATACTCTTAGATCGATAATAAAGTCATGGCAAGGAAACGACCAGTCATAGACTTAGACACTTACTCAGCTCTTGATGCGTATGCGATAGCGTTGAACGAATGGTACAAGTCTCTTAGGCGCGCAGGTTTTACAGAAACACATGCTTTCTGGATTCTTGCAGATCGTGATTCTTTCCCTGATTGGCTCATTCCCAATCTGCCTAATCGAATCGATAATATTCCCTATGAGGACGACGACGAGGACTAAATGAAACGCACTATTGTCATTCCTGACTTGCAAGTGCCTTATCACGACCGACATACCGTAGCCAATATCTCGGCTTTTCTATCTAAGTTCAAACACGACTCAGTTGTGATTTTGGGCGATGAGTTAGATCTTCCTCAGGTTTCAAAGTGGGAAGAAAATAAGATGGGTTGGTTTGAACAGACCCTAGACGATGACCGCAACCTCGCTATTGAGGTTCTTTGGTCTCTTACGCAGTATGCCAAAGAGGGACACGTCACTCGTTCAAATCATACGGATCGTTTGTATAACGTAATCATGCGAAAGATACCTGCTTTCTTAGCATTGCCAGAACTGCGCTATGACAAATTCATGAAGTTCGATGAGCTCGGACTCCAGTACCATAAGAAGCCTTACAACATTGCTAAGGGCTGGATAGCCATTCACGGCGACGAGGGAAGCATTAGCCCTCATGCGGGAATGACCAGCCTCACACATGCCCGCAAGATGGGCTTCAACGTAATCTGTGGTCACACGCACAGAGCTGGTCAGAGTGCCTTCTCAGAAGCCTCAGGAGGCGTTTTAAGACGTGTTCATAGGGGCGTGGACGCTGGACACTTGATGGATTTGCGACAGGCTCATTACACCCGTGGAACGGCTAATTGGCAGCAGTCGTTTCAAATCATGACCGAGGACGCTAAGGGCGTTCAGATTGACATGATTAACATTGAGAAGGACGGCACGTTCATAGTCCACGGGAAGCGTTATGGACGCGCCCGCTAGCATCGCAATCCCCTATTTTGAGGACGAAGACCCGTCTCAAATCGTTATCATTTCGTTATCAAAAAAGGGTTGTTGTTTGTTCAGATTGCCCTAAAGTTCTTCTTGTAGCGGAAACACCGACTACAGAAGGGCTCAAAATGTTATCAACAATCGAAGAAGTACAGCAGGACTTTGAACGCCTGACAGAGACTTCAATGCTTTTTCACGGTTCAGATTGGGAAGCTCAAGAAGGTCGTTTCACCGATGGCGTTATTAACTACAGCCATAAGGTTGCTTATTGGTTCGAGCTTTATTCAGACCTTGTACTAGCTAAGGCTTTACTCAAGGGCATGGATCAGGATTACACAGTTCTATTCGATTCAGTTATGGAACAATGGATCATTACTTCTGACTATGCAACTGAAAGCTGGCGATAATGACAATCCTACAAATGATTCTTTTCGGTACTCATGTACTGACAGGCGTAATCTTCTACACCGACGGCAAGCGTCGCGGTTATCTTGAAGGTCGTATTGCAGTCCGTAAGCATTACGAGAAGCTAGAGCAGCAATTCAAGGTTAGCCGATGAACGCCCGTGACTACCTCAACGAAGCGCGAGCTACTATCCAAGACCGAGGAGTTGATTACGGTCACCCTAGCGACAACATGCAGCGAACAGCCTCACTCTGGAGCGCATACCTCGAAGTGCCAATTAACGATTATCAGGTGGCAATGTGTATGGCATTGGTCAAAATCGCGAGGTCAATGGAATCTCCTAAAACAGACACTTACGTCGATCTCGTCGCGTACACCAGTTTAGCAGCCCAACTACATACAGAGGAGAATGAGCTTTATGTTTAATCTTGAGGAATACACTACGGTCAAAGAACGCATTAAATTATTCAGGGATATGTTCCCGATGGGCAGAATTATTACTGCTCTCGTTCACGAAGATGCAACGCGAGTTGTATTTAAGACAGAACTCTACAGAGATGATGTAGATCCTCGACCATTCTCGACAGGATATGCAAGAGAAATTACTTCAGAGCGTGGAGTCAATAAGGACTTTGCCCTTGAAAACGCAGAAACCTCATCAGTAGGGGTTGCCTGCAAGAATGCCAATATCGGCACAGAGAAGAACGCTATTAGCAGAGAAGAAGCTGCAAAGGTTAATCGAGTGTTGGAGAAGGATTCGATGCTCAAAGAAACTAAGGCAAAGATGGCAGACACAGCAAAAGAATATATTCCAGTAGCAAAGGCAGATGATCCATGGACAACTTGGGAAAGCCCAGCACCTCAGACAATGGAGTCAGCAGTAGAGACGGTGAAGGCTGTCCTTGGTGGCACTCACCCCGACGAGAGCTGTATTCATGGTGCGCGTGTATGGAAAACGGGCACGAAGAAAACGGGCGGTCAATGGGGTCATTGGAAGTGCATGTCACAAATCCTCGGTGACGCAGAGCGTTGTGATCCTATCTGGTACGAGATTGACAAAGAAACAGGTCAATGGAAGCCACAGGTGAAACGTGGGTAAATTATATTTCCAGAATCAAGACAACGAATGGGAAGAATTCCCTGATGAAGAAGCAATGGCACATATCAGAGCTTCTGCTCAAATCCTTCAAGACATGGGTTGGGCTATTATCTGTGAGGGTTGTAATGAACACCCTACAGTTGCACAAATTAAGGATCGTTACATGAAGCAGTCATGGACTTGCAAATGTGGCGTTATTAATTCTGCTGGAAAGGCATAACCTAATCTATGTCTAACCAGAGTCGGAAGTACAGGGGTTACGCGACAGAGAGAAGCGTTGCGAAATATTTATCGCAATGGTGGAGCGGAGCTACCGTACAGCGGGGGAACGGCAAGGATGTTGTAAACGTACCCTTTGACTGCGAAGTAAAGAGTCGCAGCACCTTCGCTCCGATGGAGTTCTTGCGTCAAGCCGCCAAGAGAGCAGCTGTGTCCCATGACCTGCCGTTCGTGGTGTGCCGTATGAATGGACAATCTGATAAGCAGGAGACCGTACCTGAGTATCTAGCCTTCATGCGGTTTGGCGACTTGGTGCAATTACTTATTAAAGCTGGATACGCTGATATTCAAGCTGATTCTGATAAACTTGAGCCTGAGAGATGCGCACAATGCGGATCGTGGAAGTTGGTTAATGTGCCTTGTAAGACGTGTCAAAGGGTTTGCGCTCATATGTATGTGACAGATGCAGACAAAGCAGAAGGTAAATGCGGCAAGTGTGGCATAACCTTTGCGGAATGGCATGGCTAGAAGATGCCTATCTATGAGTTCGAGTGCAACAACGAGAAGTGCCAATCAAACAGCAGATATGACCAAGAGTTCTCAATAGCAGAACCACATGATCTCGATTGCCCGTTCTGCGGGGAGTCCATGCGAAAGGTGTATTCAAGTGTCCCAGCAGTCCATTTCAGAGGCTCAGGCTTCTACAGCACAGACAAGTAAGCTCCTAGTATTCGACTTCTTCGCAGGTACAGGGTCAAGCACTCAAGCCTTTGAAGATGCAGGTCACACAGTCATTAAGGTTGAGATAGACGAATACTTTGAAGCTCATGAGCGAGACATTATGACTCTTACAGCTGAGGGACTGATTGCTAAATATGGTCAGCCTGACTTCATCTGGGCTAGCCCACCATGCACAGCGTTTAGCGTTGCCAGTATTGGTCATCATTGGAATACTGATAAGACCCCTAAGACAACAGCTGCAAGCTTTAACCAGTTATTGGTTGCCTATACATTAAATCTCATTGACA